ATTTCTTCTACACCGATGTAGTTGGTGGTCATATTCGATCGAGTGTTACGTTTAGAAGTATTGTAACTCACTTGGTTGATGATTACCACAATAAACAAAATATTCATACTAAATTGACAAGTGCATTGTCAACCATAACTTTACAAGCTGGTGATTCGGATTATTATGATGCTGATGATTACAGTAGAGAAGATGCTATACGGGATTGTATGGCAAATATTAGAGCAAGTAGAATTGATGGTGACTATGAAGAATATAAAGAAATGTTTATAAGTGAATTGAAATGTCTTGGAATTTATAAATTGAAGAATGGAAAGAATTGGGAGAATGAAACTTTAACAGCACAGGAAATGTATTACTTGATAGAACCAGAAGTGGAATCAGTAATTAATAAGGAAAAATGTTGGAAAGGTCTTTGCTATGCAGTATTTGGAGTTGCAACAGTTAGCACGCTAGGAATAGCAGCAGTAGGTGTTTATAAATTGATTAAGTCTATTATTCAAATGTTCATTAGTGGTGTCAAGGCTGCGTTTCAAGGACAAGCATATGATAGTACTCCTAGGCATAAAAGCAAACCGGTTGGTGTAGTTCTTCAGAACGATGAAGATAAACTACGTAAATTGCGACGAAATATACGTGTTATTCGCATCGTAGATATTGAAGATGAGTCAATTATGTGTTCTATGTATTGCCTAACTTTTGAAAGTAAGTTTATAATAGTAAATCGACATTTCATTGATTCATGGCGAAGGAAAAGGAGTTCAGGGATGAATGTTAACATTGAGATTGAATTGATTAATAGTACCGGTGATACTTTGCGAATGGAAAAGGTTGCAATAAATGAATCTATGATTAAAGATATTAAGAATGATCAAGGAACATCATGTGACCTATGTTTGGTTTATTTATCTAATGCCAATATAAATGGAGCAGGGAAAATAAGTCAATTTATACCTACGCGTAATGAATTTGTACAAATGCTGAGAGGTAAAGATATAGAATCTACAATTATAGGTAATGAGAAACAAGATGATATAGATGTAGTTACAAAGATGCGCTATGAATTGGTCACAGCAGATGGTGATGATATGACAATGATTCTTAGTACGTTTTGTGATGGTATAACTAAAAGTGGAGATTGTGGTAGGCCATATTATTTTAATAATAATGTGTCCAAGCCTTTGTATGCTCTACATTCGGCTTTGGCTAATGGCACACGACGTGCAGGAGCAACACCACTTATATTAGATGATATTATGGAGGCATACAATACATTTAAATCTAGTGAATTACCCATAGAAGAGGAAATTAATTTTCAGTGCAATGTGAAAATTAGTAAATATTGGAATACTCCCATTGAAAATTTAGGAGAAGTTAGTGTAAATGGTATTAAGTTGAGCACAGTAATGATTGATAAGACAGATAAAAGAAAATGGTTAGAACATGATGAATGGCCTAACAAATATGCACCTTCTTATAAGGGAATTACAGATGATTTTCACGCAATGTATTCCAATGCACAAAAGTGTATTCCAAAGTTCACACATGTTGTTGAACCGCGTATGCATGAATTGTGTGTGCAGCAGTATGTACAACAATTTCCACAGGAAAGGGATAAGCATTTATTGACCGAATTTGAAGTTATTAATGGATATGATACTATGAATAGACTAGTTATGAGCACATCTAGTGGTATCTTATCAAAATGGTTCAACAATGGTAAATATGATTTTTTCGATAAAATTGATGATGTTAATTATGCTTTTTCAGAGAAAGCAAAAACCTTTATTATTCCCATACATGGTCAAACATTTGTTAAAAGATTGTCGGACTTAGAAGATAATCTTAAAGTGGGCATTGTTAAAAATAGCCCAGTATGGGTTGCAACTATAAAAGATGAATTACGGAAAATTGAAAAGGTCAAACAACGTAAAACACGAATATTTGAACAACCATCATTAGAGT